GTTAAGGTTTCTAGGTCTATTCCAAAGGGTGACATATGCATAGAAAGCATCCCACCAGAAGATTTCTTTGTAGATCGTAACGCTAGAGGCATTGACGATTATTACATCTGTGGGCACAGCACAGAAATGCGTGTTGCTGATTTGATTGCAATGGGATTTAGCCCAGATGATTTATCTGGCTTGGACAGCAGTGAATACAGCGTAACGGATGATGAGGCTGAGTTTGAGCGCCGTGGTTATTCTGTAGATGAAAGCGAAGATGAAAACATCTCAGGCGCTTCTAAAAAAATTACGGTAACGAATGCCTATATGGAACTGGATATAGAAGGCACAGGTGTTCCTGTATTGTATCAGTTTCTGTGCGCTGGCTCTACATATAAGCTGTTGAACTTCTATGAAGCTGATTATGCGCCATATGCGATCTTTGAGTGCGATCCAGAGCCACACTCTTTCTTTGGCACTTCTCTTGTAGATTTGGTTATGGACGATCAAGACGCGGCCACATCTATGCTGCGCGGTGTTCTTGATAACGTGGCATTGACCAATAACCCTGCATTGCAAATTGTAGATGGTCAGGTGGCCGTAGACGACTTGTTAAATAACGAGATTGGGCGCATCGTTAGGGTTAAGGCTCCAAACAGTATTATGGAAATGGCTGTGCCGTTTACAGCGGGTCAGACACTTCCAGCGTTGCAATACTTTGACCAAGCGGTTGATAACAAGACAGGCGTTTCAAAGATGGCGCAGGGTCTTGATCCAGATGTTTTGAAATCTTCTACAGCAACGGCAATAGCCGCATCTCAGGAAGGTCAAACAGGTCAGGCAGAAGTAATAGCCAGAAACTTTGCAGAAGGCGGTATGCGTCAGATGTTTCGCATGATGCTGGATTTGATGGTTAAGCATTCTGACAATGAAGAAATTATGCGCCTTAATGGTCAGTTTGTTCCCGTTGATCCCAGAGCGTGGGATGCAGACATGGACTTGATGGTAAATGTAGGTATCGGCACAGGGCGCGAGAATGAACGCGCAGCGGCGCTACAGCAAGCCTTACAGATCCAACAACAGGTATTTCAAGCCTATGGCCCACAAAATGGCATTGTGTCTCTGACGCAGATTAGAAACACTCTTTCCGACTTGTTAGCGATTGGTGGTTTACGCAATGCGGATCGTTACTTTATGCCCATGTCGCCAGAAATTGAGCAGCAGATGATGATGCAGCAGCAGCAGGCGGCACAAGAGCAGCAAATGATGGCGGGCCAGCAAGCTGATCCGAATGCAGCATTCTTGCAAGCAGAGCAAATGAAAGCACAAACCAGAGCGCAAGTAGACATGACTAAAGCGCAAATAGATTATCAGTATAAGATGCAGAAATTAGCTGCTGATGATGACTTGGCGCGTGATGATATGATCCAAGACCTTGCGGTTAAGGTAGCTGAGATATTAGGTAAGTATGGAACATCAGTAGATGTTGCTCAGATTAAAGCGGAGCAGCAGGCAAACAATATAGTAGGAATGCAGGGTGGATATTGAGCAAAGAGCTAAACGCTCAAGATCACTGCTAGAGAATGAATGGTTTGTAGAAACCATAAAAGATTTGCGAGACACCCAAATGAGGACTTTCGCAAATAGCAGCGCCCAAGAGGTGGAAAAACGTGAGGATGCTCACGCCATGTTGAGGGCATTAATGTCAATAGAGCGCCATTTACAGGCAGATGTAGATGCCTTGGCGCTCATAAAACGGAAGGGAAAGCACCGTGGAAACGACTAACCCAATCAATGGTAACGACTTGCAGGCGGTTACTGACAATTTGATTTTAGAAACGCCTGCTAATTCTGATGATGCATCAGAGGGATCTGTAGAGGCAACTGAGGACACTCAGCCCGAAACAGTGGATGCTGAAGCACAAGATCAGAATGATGACGTATCATATGGCGACACAGATGCATATGATGAGGATGTTGAGGATGAGCGTCAGGCGGCTCAAGAGGAACCTGCTTTATACACTGTCAAAGTTGATGGTGAAACTAAGCAGGTAGACCTAGATGAGCTTACCCGTGGATACTCTGGGCAAAAGTACATCCAAAAGGGTATGAGCGAAGTAGCGGAGCAAAGAAAGCAATTTGACGCGCTACAACAGCAAGTAGACCAAGAGCGCCAAGTTTTGTATCAAATGGTACAGCAAGTCCAGACGCAAGGCGTTCCGATAGTACCTGAATATCCATCTGAGGAACTGCGTGACAGTGACCCTCTAGGTTTTCAGGAGCAAGCGGAAGCATATCGTCGCGGCATGGAAATGCGTCAGCAATGGGAGCAAAAAGCTTCTTATCTGGCGCAGCAAGAGCAAGCGCGTAATCAGCAGTTAAATAATCAATTCCTTGAGCAACAGGCAATGCGCCTAGCTGAATGGATGCCTGATTTTAACAATGCCGAAAAGCGCAGTGCATTTATCCAAGATGTAACAACCAAAGCCAAAAAGCATTACCAGCTTACTGATGAGCAAATTGGTACTGTTAAAACGGCAGAGGAAGTTATGATTTTAAATGATGCTCTAAAATGGCGAGAACTTCAGGCTAACAAACCTGCTGCCCAACAAAAGGCAGAGGGTGCGCGGCCAGTAGTCAAGCCAGCAGCCAAGCGAGCGGCAAGCGCTGGAAAAGCAACCAAAGCGAAAAAAGCAACGGCGGCAATGAAGCGGTCAGGTGGCATAGATGATGTTGCCGCGTGGCTAACCTCTTAACTTTTGTCTAAAGGAATAAGACAATGGCTGTAACAGCTAACACAAACGAGACATATGATGTGTCTACAATTCGTGAGGACTTAGCGGAAGCAATGACCTCAATTTCGCCAACAGAGACTATTTTTATGTCTACTATTGGCACACGCAATGTTGACAACACTTACTTTGAGTGGAGTGAAGTTGATCTTGCTGCAACTGGTGCAAACCGTCAGATTGAGGGTGACGTAGGCATTGCCAACACTGCACCAACCAATGCGGTTCGCAAGGGCGGATATACGCAAATCAGTGCCAAGGTCGTTGAGGTGAGTTCAACGAACCAAGCGGTTAATGGTGTTGCTAATGCTCAGACTGTAGCGAAGCAAGTTGCTTACAAGCTTTCTGAACTAAAGCGTGACATGGAAGCAATGCTTCTGGACAACGTTGCAGCGTCAGCCGGTGCATCAGGCACAGCGCGTCAAGCGGCGGGTCTTCCAGCCTTCTTAACCTCAAACACTTCTCGTGGTTCAGGTGGTGCTAATGGTACAACATCTGGTACGGGTGAGGCTGGTTTTGTAAACGCAGCAGCTACTGATGGAACTTTGCGTCCATTAACAGAGGCACTTCTTAAAGATGTGATTGCTGATTGCTGGAATGCAGGCGCACAGCCAACTATTGTTATGTGTGGATCTGCTCAAAAGCAAAAAATGTCTACCTTCACAGGTAACGCAACACGTTACAAAGAAGCTGAAGATAGCAAGCTGAACGCTGCAATTGACGTTTATGTTTCTGATTTTGGTGAACTCCAAATCGTGCCTAACCGCCACATGCGTGTCAGAACAGTGTCTAGCGTAGCTTATACACCAGACGTTTTTGTTATTGATCCAAACTATGCGGAAGTTGCTTATCTGCAAACAGCCAAGCAAGAGCCTCTTGCAAAAACTGGTTTGTCAGAGCGCCGTTTGATTTCTTGCGAATATGGCCTTCAGGTCACTTCACAGAAAGCTCACGGTATTGTTGCAGACGTAAACGCAACATAATAAACTTAGGGGGGCAGAAATGCCCCTCTATTCTTTATGGAGGTGTTTATGAAAATAAAGATAACAACAGATCGAAAGCCATTCTTTGCTGGAAGGCAATTAGAAAAAGGTGATGTGATAGAGGCAACACCAAACGAAGCAGCAACATTCATTGCTAACGGGTTTGCTGAGGAAAACAAAGCATCTGCGCCGAAACGTGCGCGTACTGCAAAAGGTAAACTAAAAGCTGATGACCCTTCTACGCCAAATATAAATGAAGCGTGGGAAGGCGGAAAAGCACCAAAGAAACGCGGAAGGCCAAAGAAGAATGTCTGACACAATTCTAAATACTGAATGGCATACAGAAGATGACAAGGTTGTTGTAAAGCGTTCTCAAGATATTCAGCGCATTTTGGATTTTAACAAAGAGCGCAATATTGAAGGTCACAACCGTAAATCTGACATGCGTTTAGTTAGTTCTATACCATTTGTTGTTGCTGAAATGTGGGCGCGGGAATGCGGATCTAAAATTGGGTCGCAAGAGTTCCTAGAATATGTTAAAAAGAAATTGATGAGTGGTGACTTCAGCAAGCTGATCGCAAATGGTTATTAGGGCTAAGGCGTTGAAATTTGTGCAAGATTACATGGGTTTTGTGATTGCTGTTGCGGGGGCTGTTGCTGCTTCTGGATGGTGGATTGTTAATAATCTTTTAACCAGTAAGTCTCAAATCAAGCTTCTTGAGCAAAAAACAGACATGATGCATGAGTTGTTGAAAGAAATGCGTGACGATCAAAAAGAGATGCGGCGCGACATTCAGAATTTAGCTGTCAAGTAAAATGTGATATAATCGGGCCATGATTTGCGCCCTCACATCTATTGCCTTTGGAATGTTTCCGCATGGGATCATGTACAAGGCTTGCCGGTATCGCTGCCCGCGCCCGTCATTTTATTATCATTATCCAAAAACATACAGAATACATCCTAATGCTCAGTGCTGGGCTTATGTCATTGTTGGAAAAGACACATGATAGATCCGTTTACGGCGTTTGCTGCCGTTAAATCTGCTGTCTCTGCGGGCAAGGAGCTTGTCAATGTAACCAAGCAAATTGGTGAATTTTTTGATGGTGTGGATGATCTACGCAATGCCCATGAGAAAAAGAAAAACAGCATTTTCTCTGGATCGGATGAAAACGCTATGGAAACCTTTGTTAATTTGCAGCGGGCAAAGGATGCAGAAGAAGAACTGCGCCAGATCGTCATTGCCACCAGAGGGTTTTCTGCTTGGAGCGAATTGCAAGCTATAAGGGTTCAGGCAAGGAAAGATCGTAAGGCTAAGGCAGAAGCAGAGAGGAAGCGTAAGGCAAAGATTGTTGAGCGCATTATTATTTACGGCGGCTCCACAGTCATTGTTACAATTAT